TTTATCTTTGTAATATAGAGAAGTTGGCCCCTGATATTGTAAGATATTAAGTTTGAGAATTTCTTTCAAAGGTGTGAAAACTTGGGCTTCATATAGGAGAGAAGTATTCTGATCTCTACCATTTGAATGGGCCATAACATCTGAGAACTCAGTTTGTGTTTTATTTCCTTTTACAAACTGTCCTTGTCTTGCTGGATTCTGGCCTGAGATAAGTTCTGCGAGTTTAATAACTGCACCCATCTCTTGCATGATCGTAGCAGACTGGTCGTCCCTAAATGGGATTGGATAGTATGCTTCTGAAAGTGGTTTTCCATAAGCTGCTGGTCTAACAGGTATCTTAGCTGACGGATTGTCTGAGTTAATTTGTGCTTCGCCAACTCGTGATGGATCATATAAACCCCGATCTGAGATTGCTCTGCGTCTAGCAGCAATAACTGAATTCATCATTGCTGATGAGACTTCTTGAACTGGCTGTACATTTTGTGCAAGAGACTTGGTTTGATATGAGAGTCCGTCTTCCAGAGGTTGCCCAAATAAGATTGGAAGTTTTCCATGAGCGTTGGTTTGGCGTTCTGCGTAGATTAGAATCTGGTGGTTTACGTAAATGAATTTCCAAACTTGTGGAGTGTTTGGAGAAGGTACACGCATTCCGAAGTCTGATGGAATGATCCGTGCATAAAGAGTTGTTACCTCATATACATTTTTGTAATTGATTTTAGCTTGAGATTGGGAAGCTGATGCCCATGCCATCCAATCAGTTGAAGATCTGATGTTGAGATTGATTAGGGCATCTTGGTTTACTGGTGGAATGTAATATGCAGCAACTGAAGATGTGTTGATAGTGTTTCCACCAAGACCTGATTCGAACGCGGCTGTGATGTTATCTACCATTTTATTAGGTAGAGTGGCAATGAACATCTTAAGAGCTGTTCGAGACATGAGTTCGGTGTATCCAGCAAATTCACCAAATTCTGGGATTTGAGTTAGAGGAACCCGAGTGTCGAAAATAGTATTATATGGATCTAAGCGACGAACTGTGTTACCTGACCAGATGATTTCTTTTGGCTTACCTTGCTTACCTTGTGCAAATTGGGAGTCAGTTTCGAGAACTGCTGTTACCTTATCTGCCCACTGGACTTCGAGAGCGGATAAGTTATATTTAAATCCATCTCGGAAAAACATCTGAATGTGGCGAATCCAACCACCTGATGTTTGGTGATTTTCAATTAGAGCTTCTAGTTGCATTGCTGCATCTTCGAATTGCGGATTTGCTACGCATCCGAAAATTGGATTACCTGACAGGAATACGGAAGATTGGTAAACCACTGCAGACTCTACTGCTGGTAAGATTACTGGAATTGTAATGTTCTGGTACTTATTTGCGTCACCATATCTATTTGCAAGTTTGGCTTTTTGCTGCGTATCAGTTTGATCTTTCTCTCGCATGTATGCAAGATCTACTTGGCGCATTTGCTCCCGTATATTCCACTGTGTGTTGAGCATTGTATAGCACTGTTTTTGGAACTCTAAGAGTCCTGCTTGTGCTGTACGAGTAAGAATCATTGGTGTGTTCGTGGCCATGTAGGTACCTTAAAATGGAGAGTTGTTTTCCAGAACTTGAGCTTTTCCATACTCTTGTTCCAAAATGATTGATGTGGAAGCTAATTGATTTCCATAAAGTTCTAGGACTTTTGGGGCATATGTTAATAGATCTAGGAGTCCATCTGTGTTATCTCTCTTAAGCGCATTAAATTGAGACAATTGGAGGTGAGTTGCTGGAGTACATTTGGGATGAATCCACAACTCGCCTTTTAGAAGTTGGAGAAACATTGAGAGAATTCGAGAGTTTTTAGATGTAGATCCTGAATAGATTTCCACTGGATCAATTCCCTGAACTCCCATTTGGAGAGTTATAAAGTTAAACCAATATAAGAGAGAATATTGGAATGCATTCGCTTCAATTGCAATTAGTGTGACTCCGTATTTGAAGCACAGTTTAAGTGATTCTCGTATTGTATCACCTGGGGATAGCCTACCTTCTACAAGATCCATGAGAACTGGATAGCCATTATGGACTTCGAAATAACCTATGGAAACTGCATCTGAGGTTGCTTTATCATTAGATGGATCTATGATTAGGAACTTAGCTGCTGGAATGTCACCCTCTTGGAATGGATAAGGTGGAATCTTGGATATGTCGATGGATGAGTTTGCGGATGCGTTCTCATCGTTGAGAACTTCTGAATAAAAGATTTCTGGATGACCTGAGGCTAGATCGTTTTGGAATTCTTTATGAAGTTGTTCAATTGGCTGGAGATCTTCCCAAAGAGAGGTGCCATCAGCTAAGATTCCACCAGCTATAAACTTGATCCAATTGGGATTTGTTTTAAGATGTCGAAGAATAGACCATTTAGTTGGGTACATATTCCCAATGAATATGAATAGACAACCTTCTGGAGACTTAGCTTTCATTGCTGTGCCATACATCTCTCGTTCCAGAGAATCTGAGACAACTTGTGACTCGGCGACCTCTCTAGATTGTATGTCATCCATAATCATAACATCTGGACGCGCATTTTTTAGTGTAATTCCTCGAATTGTGCCTACAGTTGCAGCTAGAAGAATTATGTTTCGACCTCTATATCCGAATTTCTTTAGAGCTTGTTGATCTGTCTCACATCCAACTCTCCAATCTCCAAAAGTTCTCTTAATATTAGGTTCATCGAGCATGTCCATAATGTCTGAGACAATGTTAACTGCTTTAGATGTGTTCTCAGCGAGAACCAGTATGAATCGTTTGGAGGTAAATAAGATGCAGTATAAGGCGAAAAGTTTAATTAGAGATGTTTTTGCAAATCCGCGAGGCAGCCCGAGAGCAAGTTGGGAGAAGTCTCGGCTTTTGTGGACATAAGTTAGGAGCCATTGCCAAACTGATTTATATACTGGTGGAAATAGGTACTTAAATGTTTCTGGTGTTGCTAAGGCTGCTAAAAAGTCTAGATCATTTTTAGCTGAAGATTGGACTTGATCTATTTGGAACGCTACTTGGGCTTTCTCATCAACCTGAGGTTCGGGAGTTCCCTCAACTTCAGATGGGAGAATGATATCTGATTCAAGAATTGGTGAGTCAGACATTGGAATCTTTGATTGTGACTGAGGAGACGTGTGAACGAGAGATTTGGAGCAGAAGTTTTCTGGCAAACTCTTTATTTAGAGCAATTTGCTGAGCTTTCTGTTCCATTTGTTTCTGAGTCATAAGTAAGTCCTTTCTTTCTTTCTGCATTTGTAGCCTCCAATTGTTTGAGCATCTGACCTGATGGGATAGTTAGGAGAGACTGCTCACCTACTTGGATAACTTGATTATGAATATTAGTTTGGAATCTGTCTAAGATAATTTGTGGAATATTAAGTTGGATGATGGTTTGTTTCTGAGTTAAGTCTTCGACTTGAGTTGCACCTCGCCTCTTAGCTAGGTTAATTGATGTGTATGCTTTAAGAATTTCCATGGGTCTGGTCATAAATGGAAGACAATCTTCCAATTTTTTTAGGAGTTTATCTTCTATGTTATCTACTTTTGTGTCTCGCTCATTGTGTTTAGATAGAGATTCGAACTTCTTTTCCACAACTTTAGCTGCAAAATCATCTTGAGATAGAAGTTGTGAGATTCTGGAGATGTCTACTCCTAATGCGTTGGCAACAGCAGTTGGTGGGACGCCTTGTCCGAGCAATGTGAGAGCACGATCTTCTGTGGGAGATGTTGTGGAGGTGGCCATATGAGTTCCTTATGTGAGTTAATATTACCATTTGGATGTTATGTTAGGTGATGGGGATAGTTGATTTTGAAAAAATTTAGTAAAATTCATATTTGGTAATAGGAACCCACGCGCGCGCAGATCTAAAAAAGGTCTACCCCCGGAGTACCGGATATATAATAGGTTGCTTATATAAATAGATAATGATTGATTGATATAAGTAGATAAGCATACACTGATTTATATTGTGATTGCGAATGAGAATCATTAATATTAGATGTACCTATAATTGAGAATGAGAAGCATTTATATTTTTAGGTGGGTACTGATTATATACATAGTACTGTATAAAACCCCATGATTTAAACTATATTGCCATAAATTGTCAACATTACAAAATTGTCATTACAATAATGTCACATTGGAGATATAAGCAAAATCCATGCCAGACCATATCGGATTGTGAAATATAGAGACTATTTGACCCATTAAACAGAGTCAAATTAATTAGAGAATACCTGAAAGTTGGCACACCAATTGCATGTATATATTGCGCCGATAGTGGCGCCTAACTTAAAAGGAATCAATATCATGTCAACCATATCTAACATCCACACAGCTATCGTATACGATGCAAAGCATACAAAACCGCAAAATGAACAACGCCTGATTGTCACCATAGCCAAAGCAGATAAGAATGGCAATTATGGTCAGCACCTACAACAGACAATGGCTACTTCGGTTCCAACATTATCTATAGGTGATATTGATTTTAATCGCTCTGATGTCAAATCTGCTTGCGTTGACTATTTTAAAACCATTCAGAATGCTATTGTCGCAGAGCGCATCAAATCAGGTAAGAATACTGTTACAACTGAGGAGATTTCCGAAACTGCAATTATTGAGTATTTGAATAGCGAAACAGTTGGCGACAAATGGGACTCTGATCGGATCGCAGCATGGTTCGATTCCACAATTGCAGAGTATGTAGGAGTTGCTCTAATTGAGAAGGGTTATGATGATTCTAAAGTTGAATCTGCTCTCGTGGCTTATTCTAAACTCATTAGCGAAACCCTTGGATCGAAAGGTGTTATTGCCAGAAAGAAAGCAGAGGCAATTGATAAAGCATTTAAACTGGTGCCACCAGCAAATCAGGATGCTACTTATACAAGGTTTCAAGCTCGATTGAATAAGGTTCTAGTAGAATCGAATTTGGATGAATTGTTAGGTCTATAAGCTACGCTTATAATGGATATATACAGACCATTTTAATTAGTGGTCTGAATTATGTTTAATTATATTATTCTTTTAATCTTGGTTTTGGTCACTGTGACACAATGCCAATTTGCCAGAATGCCAGATCCCATTTTGACCCCTAGAGGTGTGGTATAAATACAACACTATATACTTATATTACCACCCACCCACTATATTATATATCCTATCCTATCCATTCTATATTGTATGGTGTATATGGTGTATATAATATAAGTATGTATATATTTTTATTTTAAATTTTGACCCCCCTAAAATAGGCATAGAACCTCTATCTTACATACTATGATTCCCACTATATTACAGGTGAATATGACCCCTTTGGATGACCCCTTGACAAGGGTTTGGCATTATGGCATTATGGTCACTATACCAAACCAGATTCTATTCTATTTATTTTCTAAAACATTTTAATCTTAGAATGTTTTAATCAAGTAAATTCTAACTGGAGTATATATCATGTCCGCCTCTCAAATCAGGTTTCTTTTTAATGTGCATCAATCTAAGATGATTAAACAAAATCTTAAACCATTGTCTTATCATCGCTTTCTTGAGATCTTAAATTCTTTGGGGTTCTAAAATGTATCCATCTTATACAAACAATCATAGAATAGACATTACCAAATCCATTTCAGATCATGATTTGAAACATGGTAAATCTTATCATGTTCCAGCAGGTATGAATTCTATTTTCTTTCTATCTTCTCATAAACCCAATAGATCAGATATTTTAAATCTCACAGCTAAATTATCTTTAGGTGAAGTTGGAATTATATCTTATTATGATTATAAGCTTTGTGATTATGTTGTCACAACAGTTATAGACTCTCTCGTACATTATTAACATGAGATCTTATATGAAAATCTCTCTCATTATTTTATCTCTCATTTTAAGTGGATGTGCAAATAATTCTTTTAATAAAGATCTTTCTAATCCAAGCTTGGATTATAATCCTATTTGCACAAAATCAATGGTTTATTGTTTCAACTAGAAAGCTTATATGTCCAAATCTATTAAAACTCTCTCATCTTCTGATTATGATTCTTATATTCAAACATATAATTTCATTACAGAAAATCCAACATGGTCTCTTAAATCTCTCTGTGATTATTGCATGAAATATTTCAATGTATCTCCAGATAACTTCTCTTCTGCTTGCAAGACATACATTGATATGACCAAAGTCGCAAATCTTATGGAAATAAAATCATGAATCCCTCTCAAAAATCTCTTCTGAAATTCAGGCCAGTTCTCACTTTGGAACAAATCCAATATATAATTTCTTTATGTCAATGTGATGATGCAGGAACTACCATATGCCATGATATAAGAAAAGTCTTAGTTCCAATGGTAGCTAAGATAGAAGTTGGAGCAATCAATCCAGCTTATAAGTTATCTGAAATCAACATCCAAAAGCAAAATGAATCTAAAGAAAGATCCAGGTATGAAAATAATGAGATGTCATCTGAAGAAGAGTCTATATATGAACTTAAAGTCTTAGGAGAATTCTAAAATGTTTACACTAGATATTATAAATAAATCCACAGGAAATTTATACAGATTATTTTATAAAGATGAATCAATTTCTTTTTCTGTAATCTTAACTGAAAAAAAGTTAACATCTTTAATTGGGCTTTTAAACTATACAAGGCAGATATAAAATGGCTAAAATCTTATGTGCTTATTCCGGAATTGAATTCTCTTGTGAGCATTTACCAATTTCTTTATCTTCTAGAGAAGTGACACACCCAATGTTTCACATATCTAAGAAAAGACTTCTAGCTTTAGCTTCCCAATGGAGCATAGGTAAGTTATCTGCAACAGAAAACTATCTCTTATATCTCTCGTTATTAAATAGTACCGACCTGATTGAGTGGAGAGTCCCAGCATCTTATCATTCGAAAACTGCATCCATCATAGCAAATAACATGGAACAGTTAATCCATATAATTGGCAAGATTGATGTGATAACCTCACCATCTTTTGTCTTACCTCATTTTGCAATCACACCAGATACATGTTCAATGGAGAATTCTTATCATTGG